GCGAATCTACACAAGTCCCAATATCTAGGGTACAATCAGCTGAGTCACCGTCGTAGTCGCCATTTTGGGCAATCTCTACGAAGGGATTCACCCGAATCGTCTGTCCCGCTACCGGCACCGGAAAAACCCCCGTAATGTTAAAACGGTGGAGAGTAGGAGCTCTGTTCATCATCACTGGGCGCTCTTTAATCTCACGCTGGAACGCTTCTTTAGCTAGCGGATGCCTGGCCTTAATCATCTCTTGCGCTTCGAGGGGTGCGTACCCCTGCTGAACAAGACGACGAATCAAAAACTTTTCATACATCGTCCAAATCATGGCTTCAGGAAGACCAACCTCGTCGATGCCTAAGTTGCTGTCTGGAACAATGGTTCCTCGGCCAGCTACGTCTTGGGTCTTCTTCATCAGCTTGGACTGGAAGTATCCGTACTTAGGGCTACCAGCTCCCGCGATGTACGTGAGGAAACCCTTATGACCTCGAGCTAAAGACTTTGTAGTAATCGGGTCATTTACTCCGTAAACAGCGCCAACAGCCTGATGAAGCATGGGTCGGAGCTTTGCCTCTTCGAAAGGCATAGTCCCAGCTTTCTTAACTTCTTTGAGCTGGTTATTGACGAAAAGAAGATCACGGTAAAGAGGGTTAATGTCCCCGTAAATGAGTTCCTGTCCTCCCTTACCTGGAATGACAGGACGCACTAACGGCGGAACAACCGGAATCTTCGAGATGATGTACGCATCTCCAGGTGTGAGGTTCAGAGACTTGAGAGACTTAATGTACTTGAGCTGCTTAACAATGCTATCTAAGTCTGACCCCTTTGCTTTTTTGCTCTTGTCTTCGAGCTCAGCCTGCTTCTTATCGAGGTCTATTTTGTTGAGTTCTGTCTTTAAGTAGCCAGCACCCTGGTTATGGATTGTTTCTGTGAGCTTGGTTCCGGTCATACCAAGGAAACGTCGAACCGGCTCCTCAAAAATTGGGTTTACGATTGGCTCGGCGAGGTCAATATGAGCCCAACGGTCTCCCTTGAGACCACCCGTAATACCTGGGTCAAAGAGTCCACCCTTCTCAGGCTTCAAGTCTTTGGCACGAACGAGCTTTGGCTCGAGTATCTCTCCCGCAGACATCTTCATGGTGTCATGGTCCGTGAGTGGACCTAACGAAATCTTCGAGCCTGAACGTGTTACCTTTACTCCAGCACCCACGAGCATGTTCATAAACTTGTCAGCAGCGAACGACGTTTTTGGTGGAGGAGTAGGGTACCCCATCTGGAGAGCGCGCCAAAACTCATCATTCTTTTGGCTCTTGAGCGTGGACGCCTCTAACAAGACGTTACGCGCGTTGTGACCCACAAGAGCCCCGAACTCCATCATACCTAAAGCCTTAGAGCTCGCGTCACCGCCCTTAGTGGGCTGTAAGTTTGCGTCGTAACTCCCAATGTTTCTCGCGCTGTAGTTAACGTCGGTACTCTTGAACGCCTTAAAGTAGTACCCGTTACCGACGAAGACACTTGGAATAGTTTTTCCTGTTACCGGGTCAAAGACTGTTTCTTTGTCTTTGATACCGTGTTTCTTTAATAGGTCTTTGGCGTACTGTACATTATCTCTGCTCGTGAAATTCTCTACTAAAATAGGCTTTCCGGTTTTCACTGCCACTTTACCTACAGCGGCTTCTAGAATCTGAGCAGGATTTATTCTCCCGACTACACCAGCAGATGTCACAAGTAAGTCAATGGGCTTTCCTGCTTCGTCTTTAATCATGTGTTCGTCAGGTATGATCTCAGAAACAACTCCTTTGTTCCCAAAATTTCCGCTATTGCCACTCCAGACAGGCTTACCATTACGCCTTACATAGAGTGTGTGGTTTGGAATTGTCAAACCATAAACAGGCTCTTCTGACGTGAAGAGACGCTCTGTTTGCCCCTTTTGTGTTTTGCTATGCCCGTGGTTTACCTGTGGTCTGTTTTTTGATTGTACGATTTGAGCTCGATAACAGGTGTTCCAGTTTTCTGGATAATTTGTTCGAGGGCTAATCTTAAAGTTAGCAGACCACCCACGATGAAGACAGAGTCTCTGAACGTCGTTAATTAGAGTACAGGACACGGATGAGTACACTAACGACCCTGAGGGAGTGCGTGAACCATCACACCCCAACAGCCCCGTAAGAAGTTTATCTACAGCGTCTATTCCGTAGGTGAAAATCTCTTGAGGTACATATTTGTCAGGGGCTTTCCCAAACTGAGATAGGTAACACGCTAACTGTTTTGACTTTATCAAGAACCCCTTTGGGATAGCCTGGTAATTAAATCCACATCGGTCTATTACTCCTTGAATCCAGGCATACTGGTCTCCCGAAATACTATGGTTTTGTCCGTAATCACTACTTAGTTGTACAATGTATTCCACAGCACCATTTCTGTCTTTACGGTTAAAAATAGTAGTGGAACCATTAGCCAAATAAATCCCAAGGAATTCGAGCCAGTCTAACATCTGTATAGGCGCATGGCGATTAGCTGCTTTTTGGGTCTTTTTACACCCTTTTCCTGTTTCTAGAATTTCTAATGTAGGAAGCTCAAAGAACGTTGGGGTAATCCCGCATGACCAAACACCATCTTTACGGTGTCGTACACGTTTTCCAACTACGTCTCTGGCTTCTACTAAACTAAAAGTATCTGTGCCTCTAAGTTCAACTAAAAGACTGTGGTTAGCTGTCACACGCAAGTCTACTTGTTGAGACTTGAGCTCATACATTTCTCCACCGTGTGGGTAAGCGTGGATATGTGTAGGATATTGTAGCTCGATTACCCCTTCGGTGTTTAACGTGTAACACGCGTCGTTTACGTCTATCTGCTCTATTGGTTTCCAACCTGTAGTCGTCAAGACGTCCGTATTTACGGCGTAACATAGCTTATCGCCTACTACCACAGGCTCCTTAACTTTAATCGTAATCGCAATTCTCTTTGCTGTCTTTACGACGTCAACTACTTCACCCGTATGGTTATGGTCCCATATCTCTGACGCGTTTCTAAACGGCTTAACCAACGACTTGTGGAGACGGCCGAGTAGAATATCATCTGGAGTCATCGTTGATTGACGTAGACCAAAGATAACAGGGTCGCCCGCGTTTAACTTGGCTCCCTTTTTTACCACACCTTCAGAGTCTACTAGCCCATACTGGTCACGCTTGTACTCATGCCCATAGTAGACTTGGTGTTTATCTTTATTAAACGTCATGTCTACGTCTCGAGCCACAATAATCTTGTACATCTTCTCGGATGTCAGTTTCTTAGACGCTCCTTCGCTTATGACGACTGCGTCGTTAGAGTTAGCTCCGCGATAAGGCATGTACGCGACAGTCAAATTCTTACCGAGAGCGAGTTGACCATCCTTTGTGTAGTTCGAGTCGGCCAGCATTTGTCCCGGCTTAACGTGGTCACCTACGCGTACACTGAGCGTGTGGTGCAAAAATGACTTTGCTGCCAGAGGGAAATTTGTCTCGTAGTGAACGCTGACAACTCCTTTGCCTGTGTCTGGCTTAATATGAATGTAGTCTTTATCGATGTCAGTAATGATACCTGAGACAGGAGCCTTAGGATTGATGGTCTCAGCCATCACGGTTACCATGGGCTTACCCGTCTGAGAGACCGACTGTACGTTAGGGACATCACGGTCTACCAACGACAACGCTTGTGTCTGGTACTTGGACCCCATGATGATTCGGTTACCCTGGTTAGACTCCATGAATGGAATGAGATTCGTGGCAGGGCTGTACATCACAGACGAATGCGGAATCTGGTACTGCACTGTAGACGCTGATACTTTTCGCGTTACGCCGTTAACTAAAGCGTCAACTTGACCCTCGAGCTTCTGCTGTGGGAACGCGACTACGCTGGTTTGAATCTGACCCGCTCGGATGAACACGAGCTTCTTCCCGTTCTTGACGTCGTACATCGGAACGTAGATGTTACCCTGCTTATCTTTATGGAGCATCATAGCTGCTCGAACATCAACGCCTGCTTGAAACGATTCGGGAGTACGCATGGGGTCAATGGCCCCAATCTGTGTCGGGTGAATCATGCGCGCTTCCATTGGGATGGCGCGCTCAGAGCTGATGCCGCCCTCGCCAAGAGACGTGATACGCATCGAAGAGTCGATGAGCTCCATGGGATTCGTTTGCGTAGGGACAGACACAAGACGCGACGTGTTGATAAATTTTAAAAGACCCGGCGTAAACGGAGCAGATTGGATGGCGTGTCTCAGGTCTTTTTTAGCCTCAATCTTTATCGACGCTTTTCGAGCGATGTCACGAGCATCAAGTTTGATACGCTCCTTAAAGAAATCGTCGATTCCGTACAGCGCCTTGAAGTCCAAGTTGTCACGGTCGTCAACCTCGTCACTGTTCTTGAAAATCTTCAAAACCTTTTTTGAAGCGTCGAGAATCACATGAGGAGTCACGCTGGTGTACGGAGACCCTAAGGTTACTTTATTAACATCAGGGTCCATTGTCGCCTTTGCGTACCGGTTAAAAATCTCCTTAACCTTATCTTCCGGTGTCGTCAGCTTGAGAACATCTCTCCCGTAGATAGGAACCACTTTGTTGTACAAACGGTCCACAACGCCACTAGCGTTCTTGGGGGCCATCTGCCGGTTCTTCTCTGCTAGGTCTTTTCCCCAGGCCGTTGAGATGTCCTCATGCGTCAAACCTGCACGCGTAAGAATTGGGTACAGAGGAATTTTGGACGCCCCGTATTCAATCTGCATCTCACCTTGTTCGGGGTCCATGGTGACGTTGAAATTGGAAGCCCCCTGCATGTTGAAGTTGGCTTCCAAGATACCGTTAGCCCGTTTGCGCGCGTAGACTCCCGTCTTTGGACGGACCATGCTCGCAACAGAGTACTCGTTGCCACCAACAATCAGCGTGTGTCGCGGTGTAAACCATGGGACTTTCGCTAAGGTAAAGTTCTTTATCTTATCCGAAATCTCTCCTGTGGCATTGTCACGAACGGTGATGGTCCCTTTAACGTGCTCGAAGAGCGAGTTCCCCTCCATGATTGCCGTCTTTTGGTCTGACGGAGAGTAGTCCTTGCTCTGAACAGTCACGTCGCTCACGTGAATCGTTTTGCTGCGTGACTTTATAGGGAATGACTCTTGGATACCCTCTAAAACCTTATTGCGAATGTGCTCACGCTTGACATCAGCACTGACAAGAAAAGGCTGGATATCCTGTGTCATTTTGTTCCCTTTTCAGAAAATACTTTACCTACAGGTATAAGGATACGCAGTGTAACTAACCGCTGCACGAGAAGGAGGAATTAGTGGTAATCACAACTTTTTGTGGGCTTCTTGTTCGGGTAATTCTGGGGTCGAAACTGTAGCGTTCACTGCGGCGCTGGGGGGCTCCGCACTGTTTGCCTTGGCGTACTCCTCGTCAAAAACCTTCTTGGGGTTTGGGGGGTACACCTGGTCTTTTTCCTTCGCCTTCTTTTTGTTTTCGATTTCCGCGATATGGTGTGGGTCAGCTATCATCCACATGATGTGAACACACCGAGCGTCATTTTCCCGGCGGTTAAAGAACTCTTGTTTCTGCATGAGCGCTTTACCGCTTAAACAAAGGTTGACGACCGCTTCATACGCAGGGTTGTCATTGTGCGGACAGGTGTAGTCCCCGTCGATGGGAATCTGAACTTCCCCAGCATTCAACTCGTTGCTACATCGCGGACATGCCTCGTAGGGACGCCACAGCACAAACACCTTTGAGAAATACAAGACCTTAATCTGGTCAGCTATCTGACTGGACTCAGTCTTGGGGGTGACGAGATTCCCCCCTTTGTTTCCGCCAAAGACGTTCGTAAACTCAAACTTCTGTGCGTCCTCTACCTGTGCTCTGAATTCGTTCATCCCATTTGTCCTTGCGCCGGGTCTTGTTGCAGCATCTGCGTATTCTGTAGCTTCATTCTTTGGATGACTACAGAGTACAGCACAAAGTCTTCCATCTGCAACTGGTGCAAGCGGCTCTTCTTAGCCCCGTATTCCATGTTCATAATCTCAGACAGGATACCATCAGCATTCGCGATGACTTGCTGCTGGTTGTAGTTGCTAGGACCGGAGTTCGCTTCCTGCTGAGCCTGTTGCGCGACGTTGTTCTGCATCTTCTGCATCTCAGCTTGAATCTGCTGACTGATGCGAGACCCTCGTAACGTCTCGTCCTTGATACGCTCTTCCTCACGCTTGGGATCTATTTCGAAAATCTCGCACATTGTCGTGTCAGAGATGACCTGAGAACCCGTCTGTTTCCCAGACTGCCAAACGCTATACATGAGCTGCTGCTTCTCAAAGTCGTCAACCATTCGGAATGGCGTGAGACCCAGTGTTATCTTTTCCCAACCAAGGAACTCAGCACACTTGTCATCCATCCACTGCATGAGGTCGATAAGGTCCGCGATGTGCGTGGAGAGCTGGTTCTCGATCATACGAAGCGTAGCTTCCATGCCGCGACCCGTAAGCCCGCCGTACAAGAACTCCATAGGAATACCGAGTGTCGCAACGATACTCTTTTCAGCTTCTTGAATCTCACCAAGAGTCAGAAGCGCTCGTCCTTGTCCTCCGAGCTGAACCATGCCCACAGGGATAGGGGAGTACATGATGTGCAGGGGGTCTTTACGGTGTAACCTGATATTGATATCGAGTTCGTCTTTCCACTTGGCCAAGCTGATTTGCTGAACAGGGTCAGCAACCCCCGAAGCCTGAGAAGCGTGCAGAATCCTAAACGGTACAAGATAGTCTAACGCGATAGCTTCGTTAGCTTTTCTCAGAATCTGCGTGAAGTGGAACCTCTCGAGAGCCGCCAAGATGGGCGGCAGACCCCACTGAGGATTGATACCAGCAGGAGCACCAACCTTCATATGGAAGATGGCATCCCTCGAGAACTTGAAAGGCTTGTGCTCTTTGATGGCCTTTAAGAAGCCAATCGGCATTGTGTCGATGAGCATCTTATGGCCCGAGTTAACCCGAGACACGATGGCATTCGGAATCTTATAGTAGTATGTCGATTCCCCGGTAAGAGGGTTATGGTCGATGTCAAGGTCTTTGGCGTCCCACCGGATGAAGTTGATGCCCTTACTCAAAAGAAGTTTTCGGTCTTCAATATGGTCTTCGCCGACTACCGCCCTCTTTTTGCACGAAGGGCACGTATATGTGAACTTGAGGTTCGATACATCGAAGGTGTACGTGGTGTTCTTTATGTTCGAAAGCGAAGAGCACGACGGACACTTTAAGTAACGAACGAAGGGTTGATACATAGATATGAATGCGTTACCGTAAACGTACTTATCGAGCGAGCACTTAATCAAGAACTCACGAACGCGCAGGGTCTTTTCTAGAAGTTCTTTGTGCTTTGTTTTCAAATGCTCGTTTACAGTCTCGTACGTAATTTTCGTGATGGGGTACTCCCCGAACTTACGTAGAGCCGCAAAAATGTGTGGACTTTGGTAGAAGAGGTACTCGCACCAGATGAATAGCTCTTTCAGCCGTTTGGGTGTGTAGAGCTGCGAGTACTGGTAGTACGGATTCGAATGAGTACCATCCATCCCCCCGTGATAGGGGTCGAACAGGCGCATCGTGTCAGTTGCCATTTGTCCTCCAGTTAGTAATGAAAGGATAGGAAATGTCTAACGAAGTCAGACTGGTAAAACTCGGAACAACCCCTGTGTTTTTGATTCCTGGAAACAAAATGGACTCCTGGGGTCATGTGTTTGGGTCTCAGTACGTGGAGAAACTCCGTGGTTGGATCTGTCCTGCGTACCGTCCGTTCATCGATAATGTAATACGAGACATCGACACACTCAATGAAAATGTCTTAAGTGCCGAGACAAAGAAGGAAGCGTATGCTCAGGCGCTGACAAAAGAAAGTTGGCTCGCGCATAACACGCTGAATCCACCTCCCGGAAGTGTCCCGAGCTACGAACACCAAAAAGAGGGTACAGCCGAACTCCTAGCTAATTACAGATGGTACCTGCGCTGGGAAATGGGAACCGGAAAAACAAAAGTAGCAGTTGACGCCCTGACGTATCTTAAAACTAAAACGATAGTCATATGCCCAGTTATCGCGATTAACACCTGGCATCGTGAAATTGCTCTTCATTCTGCTGGTAGCTTAACTTCGATAGCCATTACTGGAACTCCTAAACAAAAGGTGAACAAGCTAATAGAAGCAAAAGACTTTGACGTTGTGATTATGTCGTACGACACCGCTAGGATGTACAGCATCCCGACTCTCTGTTCGGAAGCCCAAAGTATTCGTAAAAAATCACAAGTGGGTACGACTAAGAACCACATGCGCGTTCTCGACGCTGTAGCTTTAGTTCATGCTAAGAAGGACCAAGTTACACTTTTGAATTTGTTTTACGCGGGAAAGGCAACCGCTGACGAGATTGAAAAGTTAGTTGACCAACTTAACGGAGGAGTTGTTCCTTTTTTATCAGGGTTAACGTTTGAGACGATCATATTGGACGAAGCCCACCGCGTGAAGAATATCCGCAGTCAGAGAACTAAAGCAATCAGCTTACTTGCTACCAGGGCTTCTCGTCGATACCTACTATCAGGAACTCCTACTGTAGGAGACCCAAGAGACTTTTATACCCAGCTTAAGATACTATCTCCGTTCTTGATGCCGGAAGAATGGCACAACTTTGTTCCTAAGTTTTGTGAAGTCTCTAAGGAAAATAAGCACATTGTTCTTGGTTACAAAAACATGAACGTAATCAACGAGCGTGTTAACTCCGTTTCCAGTGAAAGAAAGTTAACGGACTGTGTGTCGCTTCCCCCACGAAAAGATATTAACGTCTATTACGCTCTTACTGGTGAACAGTTGATGGACTATAACATCGCAGTTCATGACTGCCAGATTCGTCTTGGTTTAGGTAAAGTTGTGGACTTTAAACACGGAGCTATTCGGTTAACTAAAATAATGCAAATGTGTAGCGGTTTTTACTACGTGCCAAAAGCAGCTACAGGTAACTACTGCGATGAATGCGAACACTTGTTTGAGT